ATGGAAATCATTGGAATTGAAACAGCTACATATGAAAAGACATTAAAGGAAATTGAAAACTTCCTTGATACCATTGATAAATTGATTACAGCTTCTTCACAGAAAACAATAGGGGAATGGTTGGATAATCAAGAAGTTTGCCTGATCCTCAAAATTTCTCCAAGAACATTACAGAATCTTAGAGATACAGACCAAATCTCTTATTCTCAAATTGGAAAAAAGATTTATTATAAAAAAGAAGATATTCAGAAGTTCATTGAAAAACACAACAGAAAATTATGAGCAAAGTAATTACCCAAGATAATGAGCAAGTTATTCAGATATACAATAGGTTAAAAGATACGCTAACAAGACTCGAAGATATTCTGAAGAACAACAACCCAACACTTAATGGGCATAGATATATGAATGATGCAGAATTGGCAAATTACCTTAAAGTATCAAGACGCACTTTACAAGAATATAGAAATAATGGAATCTTATCCTATTATCAGATTGGAGGTAAAATTTTATATCGGGAATCTGATATAGAAGAACTTCTTGAGAAAAACAGACAGGAAGCATTCCGTTAAACATTTCTTGGAATTTTCGTTGATTTTCAAAGCAAAAATCCGTATCTTTGCAGTACTGACAAAGAGTTGTATATCAGTGCAGAACAAAGAAGTTCAATCGAGGTGAAATAGGTGGACTAAATGATAAACAGCAAGATAAGTAACTGATTATTAGCGATAAAAAATATAAGGTTCCGCCCCCAGGCGGATCACCAAAAGAAAAGCCAAAAGGCGACGGCAAAAAGACAAGTCCTACAAAATCAATATTTTGTAGGACTTTTTTTATTACCTTTTGGCTACCCTAACTGCCACGAAAAGGTCACTGACAGACAAAAAATAGTGGCTTATTCGTACCCCTGACAAAATCAAAATTTTATCACATCTGGACGATTGGCTTTACTATGTCAAACTTAAGGCCAAGAGCATTAATAATACGAAGGAACAAATTAACTCCTGGCTCTACAGTGCCATTCTCTATTTTTGAGATATAAGACTTATTCGTTCCTACCCTTTTAGCCAGCTCACTTTGGGTTATTTTTTCTTGTTTGCGGGCTTCCTGTATAAGTTGCCCTATGCAATAAGAATATGCTTCTTGGCGGAATGCTTCACGCTCAGGAGATCCGACTTCGCCATACAATTTATCCAATACGGCATCCATACTATGTACATCTGGATTTGCTTGCATAATACTCTTTTTTTAGATTTAACGCTTTCTCTATTTCATTCTCGGGCGTTTTTGGATCAACGTAAAAATATGAGGGGTAAATTCGATAAAATCAAATCATTATCAGTTATGGAAACCAACGGTTATCGTTTCCTTCTTCCGGAAGGGACATTGGATTATTTCATCATCTCAGATATAAAGGAAAGTAGTACCGACATTGTCATTTTCCTGGAAGAGAAAAGGCCCAACTAATTAATAGTTGAGCCTTACAAGTCGGGGTACCAGGATTCGAACCTGGGACCCCCTGCTCCCAAAGCAGTCAGACTATTTATATAATCAACTAACTACTAATATCTTACGAATGATCAGTACAATATATAACAATTATTTAAAAGTCGGAAGCTCTTTTCCGGCTATGCCTTAGTGTATTTTTCTTCTTTCGAAGATGTAATTCAATCATCCAATTAGCCCATTCATCCGTCCCGTAAGCCGGAATATTGAACCACTCTTTTTCTGCTAATTCCGGAAGAAGACAGACAATCCGTTCCAACTCATTCCGAAACCTGAAAATATCATCTTCTTTTAATTTTACAGAGTAATGCTTCCTACACTCTTTCAATCCAGGAAAACTTTGAAGCAACTCCATAATTTCAGAAAAAGCAGAAGAGTTTCCCTTATCTATTTTCAATGTGAGCTCAGACATGTTCCTTTACTTTTTTGCTGTAGTTTGTATTCAAGTAAAGCATTCTCTTGTTCTAATGCGCTCACTCGACTTTCCGCTTTTTTTAATTGCCTCCGGAGTGAAGCTATTATTTTGTCTTTATCATCCATATGTTTATATTTTACTTAAAAAATGATATGAGTATTCTACAAGGCAAATATTATAGTACGATGTATCTATCTTGTCCATTTATGGGATATATGTCCTTATAGAGCAAAAACAAATCAAAATGCTCTAATCAGAGCCATAATAGAAACAAAGCTAATATTGCAGTATTTGTGTAAAATTTAATATGTATCGTCATGTTCAAGAAAATTATATCAATTTACATTCGGTATAAGCTTGTAAAAATGTTCCTAAAAGATATTTCATATAGCGATTTCAATGAAGATGCTATATTTATACAATGCTTGGTCATCTTTATCTTAACAGGAAAATACCAATATGAAGATTGACAGATAGAACTATTTTTCTTGGATCAGGAAATAAATAGGAAAAGTGAAGCTACAAATGTTTGCTCTTTTTTCTGTTTATCCCTATTTATTTTTAACATCCAATATTCGCATAGATTCTCTATATTGCTCAGCTTGTGGAGTTTTGATAAAATCGACTGTTTTATCATAGTTTTTCTTAACAACCTCTTCTATTTCTTCAATAGAAACTCTAAAAAATTCTCTTTTATTATTAACCATATTAACTTTTCTATCTTCAAAAGCTTTATGGAGTGCAGCTTCTAATTGTGGCGCATTATCTGAAAAAATCATAGCATGTACGTCAAACTTAAATGGAACGGAAGCATCACCTAATTCATCAACACGTTCCATTGGATCTAATCTTCTAGTCATACCTATTTTAAAAACATTCTCACCAAAAGCTCCAATATTCGATATAACATATACATACCCAGCCCGCTTATTAGCTTCCCTATAATCAATATCTTTTACAGCTATTTCTAAGTCAGATAAATGATTCTCTATTTCATTTTTCTTTTCAATCAACAATTCTCTTTCGGATTCATCGCAGGTTTCAAGTTGCTTATTCACTTTTATCAAAGCGTTAGTATAGTGCCGTTGTTCTTTTTCAATATCCTTACGGGCTTCTTCTATATCTTTCAACAACTTAGCTTCTTCTCGCATTTGTTCTCGTATGCGTTTTTGTTCTTCTTTTTCTTCCTGCTTTTTTAAAGCATACTCATAAGCTAATTGCAACTCTTCTATTTTTAAATCCTTGTAACTATAAGATAAAGAGACTGCATTTTTAGTATTCATTTTATTTAGAGCATTAAAAGATTTTTGTATCTTATCTTTATAAGCTTCTACATTATTAAACTTAACTTTACCTATAAGAACATCACATTCATCATTAAAACAACGAAGTATCTGTTTAATATTTTGCTCTGTCATTATACGGCCTTTCTCTCTACTACCATCAACAGTCCACTGCTGAGAACATGTAGCAGCTTTTTTATCCAATATCATTCTCTTTTGTTTATTTCGAATCTCCTCTAACTTATTTTTAAATAAGTCAGAATTTGCGAAATCATATATTGGTGTATATATACCAAACTCCTGCAAAAGAATATTATCATCCAATTCTACTATTTGTTTTTTCTTTAAAATAATTTCTGATTGTAAAGATTGTATATTTTCAATCAGCCGATTATTCATATCTTTTAGGGAGTTATTTTTTTGTATCAAAAATGCATGTTCTTCTTGAGCCGTTAAAACAATTTTTTGTGCATTTTGATTAGCGTCTTCCACTATCCGAGAAGCTTCAGATTCTGCATCCACTATAACCTCATAATCATGCAATTTTTGTATATGATTATTTAATTCCACTATCTTTTGTTCCAATTCACTTATCTTAGTAAGTTCTTTCTTTTTCAAAAAATCCCAAAATCCCATAACTTATAAAAATTGAATTATTTATCTAAATAGGAATCACCTTCTCCGAGGTCTCCAGAACTCAATAACATTGAATATTTGGTATACCTCTGCCAAATTAATTACTCGATCCGGATAAATTGGATTTAATGAATGTATTGTTATCGCTCCCTCCTCTACATTATGATCCAATATTCGCTTTATAAGTATGCCATCCTTATGAACGATGACAAAATCCCATTTTCGAATATGCAACTTAGAATCCGCCCATAATTCCCGTTTGATTTCCCGGCACAATAAACGATCTCCTTCTAAATAGCTCTCCTCTGTTCCATCGTTCATACTATCTCCTCTAACTTCGAAAGCGATATAATGACCATGAGCTTCATGGTCAACAATAAATGGTATAGTAGGTAAAGATTCTATATATTCCACATCTGAGTACCCAGATAAATATCCGGCATAAGCATATTGATTTACAAGAGGTACATTAATAATGCAATTTGAAGATAAAGGAATAGCTTCGTTATCCTTTTTCAACATATCACCTTTTTCCTCTAATATCCAATAAGGATTTAAAACAGAAGACAACTCACAAAGCCTATCTACAAATCCTCCGGGTAATGGAACTTTACCATTTATTACTTGAGAAAAAGAAGATTCATTCTTATACCCAAGTAACTTACCTACTTCTTTTTGATTTGCCGCAATACCATTTCCAACCAACCACTTTACAGCAAGTTTAATTCGTTGATAAACATCCATATATAAAAAACTTTATATACATAATGCAAATTTCTTTATATTTTCTTTGTTCACAATATAAAGTTCTTTATATTTGCACTTGTAATTAATTCTATATTCAAAGATAAGGAAAAAGGATATATAAAATAATGTAAGGAGGTAAAAATGGAAAAATTAGTCCTACAAAGTCATAAAGCCGATAATCTTTCTTTCCGGGAAATTTATGACAGCATGGATAGAAGGGCTTTCGTAAAACGGATCGCGACCGTTACGAAGCGCTCCGAATCAGCAGTCTATAATTGGATATCAGGAAAGTACAAACCGGATGCTTTGGCTCAAGAAAAAATAGAAGAAGAATTAGGTATAACAGCTGCTATTCTTTTTCCAGATGAAGAGGAGGTGAAATTATGCGCGCAATAGAATTTTATACTACACCAGAAGGTGAAGTTACGATTAAGGAACAAGATCAAGGTGAACGAACTCTAAAAGAATCTGACACTGAATTCATTCAGCAATTTCTTGAAGTTCTTGAAGAATTCTATCCGGAAGCATACACCGCATTAAGAAACTACTATGCTAGGTATAACGGAAATAAGCGATACCGGGATTTCTTAGCAGTTCGCAGATTCATTAAATGCAATTTCGGACTTTATGATAACATGATCGATATAGATCAGAATTGGAACTTTAGATTTGAGTTCGTTGGCTGCCCACTTCGGGGAGAATGTAAAGGATTTAATGTTATATGTAATCCAAAATTCAATAGTACATTAAGTGACAGCCAGTTGCGAGTAATGGAATTATGTTACCGTGGGAAAAAAGATGAAGAGATAGCAGAAATGCTTTTTATATCAACCCATACGGTAAGGAATCATCGGAAGAATAGTTTCCGGAAACTCTCTATACACTCCATGTCGGAGTTTATGCGATATGCGAATGATAAAAATCTTTTCAAAAGCGAATAATTTAATAACTAAGCAAGGCATACCCGGGTAAGGCGTTACAGGGTGTTTACACAAAAAATCCGACTCGAAATCTCTACATCCCAAAGTATTAATCGTAAACGGCATTGCTTAATGGAAGAAATAAACTTACAAAAAATAGTAACCGCCAGTATCAAAATAGGTACAATTGCGACGCTGAAAGGTTTAGGCCTCCTTTCCGAAATAGTGATGGCCGCTGATGCTGAACGGGAATATTCAAAGAAACTGGTAAAAGAATGGAGGGAAAAAGGCTGGATCACCGGCTACCCAACAGGCAACTCTCAACGCGGGAAGTATTACTTCAAACGCTCAGAATTGGAAACCGCAAGCGCAATGGACGACATCGGCAACGCACTTCCGGCCAATAAGATCTTCAAAAACTTATTCTGATAATAAATATGAAAGATTTGAAACTCGGGAAAATCCTGAGGTGGGGATTGTACGCCCTATTTGGAACATTTTCAATCATCGGATTTATAGCTATTTGCATGGGATATTATCTACATATCATAACGACATTAGGCTGTATAACGATGGCGAACACAATCAAAAAACATTGGTAACTAACATTTAAAACGATAAAATCATGGCAAGTCAAGTTCAATTAAAAGTTTCTGAAATCAATCAGCTCAATCCGATAATGATAGCGGATGATTCAAGAGTAGAACAAAAATTTATCCAAATGTACAATGCAATATGGGGTACTGACATGGGGGCTCAAATCTACGAGAAAGAGAAATTCAACTTCCGGAAAATTTTGCAAGACAACCCTGTGTTACAACAATGTTCGAAACTATCCCTATATGGTTGCTTCCTGGATATTGCTGTCAACGGACTATCTTTGGACCCAACTGGTCGTCCTCATTGTTATATCCTACCCCGAAACACAAAAACAGGATACAAGGATCAGAAAGGGAATGATATATACGAACAACGAGCCTATCTATCCATCACCGGTTATGGAGAACTAGTAATGCGCCAACGTGCTGGACAAGTTCGTTACGTTGATAATCCAGTCGTATGTTACGAAGGAGACACCTTCTCCCCCGGATTAATTGAAGGTAAAAAGACAATAACTTATCAAGCAGCTTGCCCCAGAAAATCAAATCGGGTAATTGGTGGTTTTATCCGCATAGTACGGGCTGACGGAACCATCGACTGGAGTTGGATGATGGAAGGCGATATAAAACGGCTGGAATCCTATAGCTTAAAAAATAATTTACGCTGGAATCCACAAACAAGGCAAAAAGAAGGGAAAGCAAATTCGCTTTATTCGTCATGTGAAGGAGGAATAGATCCCGGATTCTTGGAAAGTAAATTGATCAAACACGCATTTGATGGCTATCCTAAAGTAAGAACTGGAAAATTTACCATTTTCGAAACACAAGAAGAAACTCAGGAAATTGACTACGGACTGGATGAACCTGCAGAAGTACCTATAGAGGCCCAACAAGCACTACCACACCAACCGGTAGACAATTTACAAGGTTTTGGAGACCAACAAGCACAAATGAATCCATCTTCTTCTGCCCAAGGTATAACTGTACAAATAAGCCAAGAAGACGATGAAGCCGGTTTCTAAAAATCTGATTCCAACAACAAAAAAACTATGTCAAACCCTCAAAGAATTATCAAAATGGACACACAGAACAATCATCAACTCATTAAAGTGGAGGAGTTCAGTAATATCATGCAATCAGCTCCGGCCATCTTGCAACGTAACCAAACATCGGTATCAGCTTGTAATCAGGCGGGACAAGCACTGTTGGACACCATTGAAGCGGCAGGAGGTATTAACTCGGATGAACTTGATACATCGGTCGCAGAGTATCTGGCGAAGACGAAAATAACAGTTGATAATATGAATAAACGTCGAAAGGTTCTTACTCAATTACTGACAAACGTCAGCAAATCCTTTACCTCATTGGAAGCTGCTATCGACGTTAAATCATCCTCGACTATTCCATACCGACTACAGCAGGCCAGGAATAAATACGCTGCTAAAAAGTTGGAGGAACAAAAACGCAGAGAAGAAGAAGCACGGATAAAACAAATGCAAGAAAACGAAAAGGCACAATATCGGTCTGATATCTCTTTATTGCTCGAAAATACATATAATGACTATGTAAATAAGCATATCACATTCTTAAATGGATTAGTTGGTCGATGTACATTATCCAATTATGATCATACAGTCCGCCAAATAACGGAAGCTAATACAACATTTATATGGTCAGACTTCGTTCAACATGTAAAAGATAATTTCAAAACTTTTCATCTTACAGCTGAAATCAGACAAGGGATAAAAAATGAAATTGCTTCTCAAAAAAGAAAAGAATTCACTCAAAGATACGCTTTCGAGATCGGCGAACTAAAGCAATCGCTCATAGACCGGTTCCCTTCTCTCAGAAAACAACTTGAGGAGCAAGAAGTCCTTCGTCAGACCAATCTTGCAGAAGCTACACGGATCGAGGAAGAACGGAAGTTGAAAGCTGCAGAAGAGCAACGCAAACAAGAGGAAGAAAAGAGACGACGCGATGAAGAAGCACGAGCAAAAGCAGAAGCTGAGAAAGCGGCAGCAGAGGTACAGGCGGCTTTTGACTTTAGTGCGGCCAATGCCGTTTCCCCTGCTCCAAAAGCCAAGATAAAGAAGAAGATACAAATTACGAATCCACAAGGTTTCTTGCAGGTTTATCAAATGTGGTTTACACGCGAAGGTATTAATCTAAGCATGGAAGATTTGGAAAAGGTCCATAAAAAAATGATCTCGTATTGTGAAAAAGTAGCCAACAAGGATGGCGAAATGATACAATCAGGATTTGTAAAATACATTGATGACGTAACAGCCAAATAATCCAGCGTATGACAAAGCTCTATTTATTTTCATGGATAAACTTCGGGAAATACCGGACACGTCCTTCAAAGTTAAAAGACATCCTTGATACAAGCGAAGGAAGAGATTGGTTCAGATGGATAAAAGATCATTCATTCAATTTTGAATTTGATCATACAGTACTCGAATATTTAGAACTACAAGAAGAAAATGCAAGATACGTATTACCAAAGGTCGGAAGTTAGTAACTCAGACCTGACAGAACTAAAAAATATCCTTTATCCCCGTACCCAATACGGGGATAAGGAAAAAGCCTTCAAATTCGGAAGTTTAATTGATGCTATGATAACCGAACCGGAGCGCGTAAGATACGACAAACTAATGGTTGATGAAGTATTATACTCATCAGAAGACTTTGAATTAGCAGAGGCTATGAAAAAAGCTTTTAGAGCTGAAGCCATGAAAGATCCTCTGCTTCGATACGCATTAGAACGATCCGACAAACAACGGTTCATGGTAAATCACGCACAACCATTTCAATACGGAAATTTCGAATATACACTCGACACCCGATGCAAATGGGACTTCTGGTTTTCTGCCATGGGTTTTGGGGGTGACCTGAAAAGTACCTTCGCCACCTCTCAAAAACAATTCGAAGAGGCGGTCGACTTTTTTGACTGGGATCGGTCGAGGGCCTGGTACATGGATATCGCCGGTAGCCGGCAAGACTTCATCGTCGGTATCAGCAAAAAGAATTTAAAAGTATTCAAAGTAATGATTTCAAGAGATGACAAGATTTACAAACAAGGCAAAGAGAAATATGAGGAACTCGCCTTCCGATGGTGGATGCTATTCGGATGAATCCAATTGTATCAACAGTACACCCCATTTCCCCAAATTACACAGCATCTTCAATAAAATCAGACAAGATTTCAGGAGATGGATTATCGATCTATTTTCAGAAAAATGTCCACAATGTGGATCTCCTATGAAAATCATACGACACCAATGTGGATCAAAAGGAGAATGGCTAAGAGTATATCATTGTAAGAAGTGTAATGACGAATATATATTATTCTAAAAAACATGAACTTAAACATAACTCCAGTAGAAAATATCGTAACAGAACTTTCTTCTATCGATGCTTTCCTCAATATAACAATGAGTGAACAGATAGAAGAGGCCATTCTAAGGGGAAATGATCTGGCTGTATATATCGCTCGAACTGGGAAGCTATTAGCAGACGCTAAATATCACTTGAATGCTAAGAAAAAAACAGAAGTATTCGACACCCTACGAGACACAGCAGCCAGAGCTGGAGCAACTTCAAAAGCCGTCAATGCCATTATTGATAGCCTATGCAAAGACGAGCAATACCTGGTTGATTGGTGCGAACGACTAAATAGAACGGCTACTCACCAATTGGAATGGTGCCGGACTGTAATCAGTAAAGCTAAAGCTGAAATGTCTTTAGCTCCTCAAAGTTATAACAATCCTAAATTTTGACAGATATGGAAGAAATTGTAAAAGAACAACCCATTTATGAAGTACAGAAAGTTAAGGTAAAAAACAACCAACTTACAGCTGAATATACGGAAAAGTATATTGAGGCCAATTATAAAAACAACGTAACAAAATCATCTGAACAATTTATCCATCCGGATCTCAGATACGCATTAGACAGGCTCAAAACTCATGTCACGAAAATTTGTGAAATGCACGAAGCTCTTGGTATAGATATATGTGAGCCAACCGAAGATGATTTAAACGAAAAATTAAAATGCATCGTTATCACCGGATACAGTAAAGGAGGATATGATGAATCTGCAGGTGTCTCAATTCAAGCACAAAAACTTCTGAAAAGCGGACAAGTATTGAATTTGGCTGTTCCCTTTACCAAGTTCGAAGATGAATCAGGAGAAGGATATCCCTTCGGAGAGAACCTAAGAGAAATCATCAATCGATGTGACTATGAGGTAGATGCCTATTTATTTGAAGAAAAATATGGAGTCAAACAAGAATCTTTCGACTTCGATACCCCTGTAGAATCAGAAATCACCGGTCTAGAAGAATCGTCAGCACCGAAAAAAAGAGGTAGAAAAAAGAAAGAAGAAAATCAGGTTTTAGAAGAAATAAAAGCTTTTGACGAATACGCATAATCTATTTTCATACTATGACAATTATCCTACAAAACACCCAGCAAGGACCATGTTATGCTGTTACTTTTGATAGATACCGCAAGCAGGTGGTTGATCGATTAAAAGAATCGGTAACCACCCGCTGGTGGGACCGGCAAAGTGGAACGTGGTTAATACCAGCCAATCCTAAAAGCAAATTGGAATTGGATCAGCTTGCCTTTTATGTACGACATTTTGAGCCGGTACAATGGGGAAACCATATAGTCAAGACGGATGAAGAACAAGTTTTCAGCATCCCAGAAATGCCGGAATTAGAAGGCGACCATGGACTCAAGGTACAACCCTACCCTTACCAACTACAAGGCATAGCCAGAGGACTCCAGCTAAAGCGGTTTATCAACGGTGATGATATGGGATTGGGCAAGACTCTGGAGAGTATCGCCACGATCAACAAAGCAGATGCATTCCCTTGTTTAGTAATATGCCCCAATGTAGTAAAAATCAATTGGCAACGTGAATGGCATAAATTCACTGACAAAAAAGCTATGGTCTTGACAGATTCTGTTCGCGATAGCTGGCCATTCTTTTGGCAAACAGGCATGAATCAGGTATTCATTACAAATTATGAGAGCCTCCGGAAATATTTTGTCCGGAGAATTGCCAAGGCTGACAAATGGACGTTGAAAGACGTTGAGTTTCACAATACGATCAAGTTATTCAGGTCAGTAATTATTGACGAGTCTCACAAAGTAAAATCTACAGGTACACAACAAACCAAGTTTTGCAAAGGTATAGCAACCGGGAAAGAATACATCATCCTATTGACAGGTACACCCGTAGTCAATAAGCCTAAAGACCTTGTTGCCCAACTGGGAATCATGGATCGCATGATCGACATGGGAGGCTGGAAACACTTCATAAATCGGTATTGCTCCGGCCCTAACCAGGCAAGCAATTTAAAAGAACTAAATTACATGCTTTGGAAACATTGCTTTTTCCGACGGGAGAAAGCCAAGGTTCTGACACAACTTCCAGATAAAGTAAGACAAGTTGTTACTTGTGAAATAAGTAACCGCAATGAGTATCTTGATGCAGAACGCAACCTGATTGAATACTTGCGCCGTTATAAAGAAGCTGATGACGAAAAGATTCAAAAATCCCTGAAAGGAGAAGTTATGGTGCGCATTGGTATTCTAAAAGACATAACCGCCCGAGGAAAACTTAAAGAAGTCATAGACTTTGTAAAGGATTTCCGGGAAAACGGAAAGAAAATCATTCTTTTCTGTAATCTGCATGAGATAGTAGACCGTTTATTGGACGTATTTCCTTCTGCGGTCTGTGTTACGGGCCGACAAAACATGCAAGAGAAACAAGCTGCAGTCGACTCGTTCCAAAAGAACCCCAAAACGGATATCATTATCTGTTCCATCAAAGCGGCCAGTGCCGGAATCACCCTGACTGCTGCCAGCGACGTAGCGTTCATTGAATTACCATGGACTTATGCCGATTGCGACCAAGCAGAGAGCCGGGCACATCGAATCGGACAAAAAGATTCGGTAAACTGCTATTATCTGTTAGGCCGACGGACAATCGATCAAAAGCTCTATAGGATAATAGAAGAGAAAAAGCATATCAGCAATGCGGTTCTGGGTGCGGAAGATAACATACAAACAAATATTGTAGACATGATGGCTAACCTATTTGATGGAAATGACAAGGAGGATGAACCATGAGCATAAAGTCTTCTGATATTCAATATCCATCTAGAAATTGTACAAACTGCCTCCGATATCCTTGTTTTATGGGACAAGGTATCGGAAGCCATAAAGCGAACTTCGCAGCTTATGGATGTGTAAATTATATAACTAAACAAATCATTAAACAGAGAAACTATGACAAGAGAAGAAAGAAAACAAGCAAGGATTGAACGATATCATTATTTAGCTGAAAGTGCCAGTAAAGAATCAAACGACTTACTTAACAAGTCTTCACGGATGGCTGAAGCTATCCCTTTCGGACAACCTATACTAATAGGTCACCATTCGGAGCAGAGAGACAGAAATTATCGGAATAAAATCTGGAATAAAATAGGTAAGTCTGTAAAAGCTGCAGAAAAAGCAGAATATTACGAACAAAAAGCAAAGGCTGCAGAAAATAACAACGCCATCTACCTAGAAGATGAAGACTGTATAGAAAAATTAGAAGAAAAACTAAGGAATCATATCCATCTTCAAGAACAAATGAAAGCAGCCAATAAGATTATAAAGAGCAAAAAAATATCCGATTCCGATAAAATAGAAAAACTAAAAGATATTGGATTACCAGAAGAAAGTGCAATAAAACTAATAAATCCAGATCAGATTCATGGACCAGGTTTTGCTTCTTATCAATTAAGTAACAACAACGCTATAATCCGGAACACCAAGCAACGATTAGAACAAGCTGTCAAACTAAAAAATACAGAAAGTAAAGAATATATGATAGCTAATGTCAGGGTCGTAACCAACACTGAAGAAAACAGACTCCAATTGTTTTTCCCAGACAAACCCGACGAGGAAACACGAACTAAACTAAAAAAGAATGGTTTTAGATGGTCTCCACTAAATGGTTGTTGGCAGTCATACTTAACTCGATTACAGGCATACAGAGCCAAATGTCTCATTAATAAAGAATAATTACATCTCCCCGTAACAACGGGGAGAAATAAATAATAAAATAAAAATATGAATAGAATAGGATTGTTTTCCATTGACAGTAAATATCCGAATCTAGCTTTAATGAAAGTATCTGCTTACCACAAATCATTATGTGATATCGTTGAATGGCATGATCCTTTGGAACACTATGACAAGGTATATGTATCTAAAATATTTAGTTATACTCCAGACTATGCATATTATATAAATGCTCATGAAATAGAGCGGGGAGGTACAGGATATGACATAGGAAAAGAATTACCAGAAATAATTGACAAGATGCAACCCGACTACAGCATATATCCTTTGATCGACAAACGTACTGCATATGGTTTCCTGACACGTGGATGCCCTAATAAATGCAAATGGTGCGTAGTTCCTATGAAAGAGGGGAATATTAGACCATATATGGATGTAGAGGAGATTGCCATTGAAGGGAGAAAAAATCTTATACTGATGGATAATAATATTCTGGCTTCTGATTACGGGTTGCAACAGATCGAAAAGATTGTACGTTTAGGTCTGAAAGTTGACTTTAATCAAGGACTGGATGCAAGGTTAGTTACTGAGGATATAGCTAAACTTCTGTCCAAAGTTAAATGGATTAATCGTATAAGATTCGGATGCGACACACAAGGACAGATAGCTGAATGTGAACGAGCCACTTCTTTGATAGATAAATATGGTTATCATGGAGAATATTTCTTCTACTGCATTTTGCTTGACGATTTTAAAGAGTCATTTAGCAGAGTAAATCATTGGCGGAATAAAGGGAAAAGATTTTTGCCCCATTGCCAGCCTTATAGAGATCCTAATAATCCACGCCAGATCATACCACAATGGCAAAAAGATTTGGCTTCGTGGGCTGATAAGAAGTGGATATTTAGATCATGTGAGTTTAAGGATTTTAAACCAAGAAAATCATTTAAGTGCAATGTGTATTTTAAATAAAAACATTAAGCCATGAAAATAAAGGACTTTGATGAGAAAGTACGTATAGGGTCTCAAATCTCATTCAATGGAATGGTATATGCAGTCGTTGACATTGATCGAAGAACACATGAGGCCATTGTTGGTAAGGCTGCTATACGAATCCGATATTCGGAGTTCGAACTTTATACCGGCGGTGAAGTTCTGCCTTATGTAGAGGAGAATGATCCGCCTGTCAAGCTGGGAAGGCCGGGGAAACCGGTTGTTGCCGTATTCCAGAATGGTAAGAGGAAAGTATTCACCTCTCTTTCAGAAGCGTCCGACGTCTTGGGAATATCCCGTCACACGATCAATAAAGCTCTTCACGGCGAAAACACGCAAGTCGTTGGAATCCATTTTGAATGGTGAGGAACTGGATAGGCTAAAGATTGCATTTTATGGAAAAGTTGAAAGTATATTACGGTTGGGCTAAGCTTGGGAATGTTCGTAAGAGACGTGCTTTATCTATCATGTTTGAGAACGAAAAACAGGGTTGCAGAAGCGAAAGAGGCCAAAGATGCCTGAGAACAATTCAGGATACCGCATTCGAACGTTATCAGACGGAAGCGGAAGAAAAGGAAGGTAAACTGCAAAACCGGATATTCACCGAATACAGTTTGTTCCTCGATGAGAAACCTATAAACGGTAGTCTTGAGAAATGCTTGCTGATTAACAGCGAAGCTGATAAGAACCATGTATCTAAGGCTATGCGCGAAAAGATTATGGTAGCCTTACGGGACGCTTTCATGCTGGCTAACTCCGGATATAAAGAACCTAGAGGACAATTTGAATTAAAATTTGAATGATATGAATAAAGAAGATTACGTAAGCTTTGAGGTGGCGAAGCTGCTGAAAGAAAAAGGTTTTAATGAACCTTGTTTTTCACAATATACAAAAACGGGGAGCATTTGGAATTGTCAAGCACCAGAGAATTTCAATGAATCGGAAGGTTGCTATTCACGCCCTTCTTTATATGAAGCGCAGAAATGGTTGAGAAACCAACACAATCTTTATGTCAATGCTATTCCTTTGGAGATTCCAAGATCAAAATCCGAGAACTTTACTTTTACGATAGACAAACTCGATAGCAATGATGAATGGGATTGGAGATGGGAACCCGAACCATATAATTTTTACGCAACCTACGAAGAAGCTTTCAGCGAAGGGATACTTGAAGCATTAAGACAAGTTTCGAATGAATAAAACAAAATTGTATTACCTGTTCCTGGCAGTCATGTGGTGGCTGCTGGGATAGGTGGAAAGGAGAAATGAATATGATTAGAAAAGTAGATATGTACCAATGTGTGTGTGATGGATGTGGTAAATCACATATTGACGATTTTAATGGTTATGTTGCTTGGAGTGATGAAAACTATGCAGCAGAATCAGCCGATGAAAATGGTTGGACTAACATAGACGGAAAAGATTATTGCCCAGATTGCTATGTATATAATGAAGAAGCAGATGAATACACTCCAAAGAAAAAGTTATGACAAAAGAAGATATTGAAAAAGCAGCAGTAGATAGCTGTGTTTTTGAGAATAGCATTTTTAATCCCGAATTAACCCCGTATTATGAACAAGGATTCAAAGACGGTGCCAACTGGCTCATAAATATCGTTTGGCATAAGGATATTCAAAACGGGAAGACCAAAAAGCCTATTCTGGTAAAATTCGATAACGGGTTATTCAATTTATTTGAAGATATCAGAGATTTAAAAGGAATAGAAGATAAGGTTTCTATTTTCGCTTATATAGAAGATCTATTACCAAATAAGGAGGATTAATTATGGCAAAAACACAGACTGAGATAAATTATAATCCGAAACCAATGTTTTATGCTTGTGTTTTGGAAAAGCTCCGCAGAATTGCAGCTAACTGTGGATATGCTTTGGCAATTCATGGTAGCCTTGTG